TGCCTTTGCCGCTAATCAGTATGTGCCTAATGGTGCTAGACCTGATGATTATGCTGGGACTAATTACGATAGAGGACATATGGCACCTGATGGCGATTTGTCTTGGGATGTGCAAGTAGAGTACGAAAGTTTTTTGATGACAAACATGAGTCCACAAGCAGGAAGCCTAAATCGTGGGATCTGGAAATTACTGGAGACAAGTGTCAGGGGCTGGGTGGTGCAACGCAATCAATCCTACACAATCTATGTTGGAGGATTATATTCCGCTTCTGATAAACGTATTGGCACTGGTGTAATTGTTCCTCATGCATTTTATAAGATTGTTATCAATAACCAGACACACGAAGTAGCTGGTTGGCAGTTCCCACATGTTCAACCTTATCCTAATCTAGGAACTGACTTAACTAAATTCCGCAAACCAGTTTCGCAGATCATGACAGAAGCTGGAGTTCTTTATCACTTTCCAGCGAATGCAAAAGAGTTAAATCCAGGGGCAGAGTGGGTAGTTGACTTTGGTGCATTGACTAAAGCCAAACGTGCCAAGTGTGGCGCAAACGCTGAAGACTAATGAAATACAGATCAATTTTCATAAGCGATGTGCATTTGGGTACACGAGACTGTAAGGCTGGACAGCTTAACAATTTTCTCAAACACAACACTTGTGAGACGCTGTATCTTGTTGGCGATATCATTGATGCGTGGCGTATTCAACAAAACAAGTGGCGATGGAAACAAAGCCACACCAATGTAGTTCGCAGAGTTCTTGGTCACGCTAAACGTGGCACTAGGGTTATATACATAGCAGGTAATCATGACGAATTTTTAAGACCCATGATACCTTATGGGTTTAGTTTTGGATTGGTTGAGATTCATAATCAAATAGAACATATTGGTGCTGACGGTAAGCACTATCTTGTAGTACATGGAGATCTATTTGATGGCATTACTAGATTAGCACCATGGCTATCATTTTTGGGAGACAAGGCATATGATGTTATTTTATCGCTTAATAGCAAATTCAATTGGGTACGTCATCGTTTTGGTTTTGGGTACTTTAGTCTTAGCAAGTACCTTAAAGGAAGAGTAAAGAAAGCAGTTGATTTTATATTTCACTTTGAAAAGAATCTGGCAACTTATTGTAAGAAGCGTGGGTTTGATGGAGTCATCTGCGGTCACATACATCATGCTGAAATAAAAGACATTGATGGTGTTACCTATATGAATGATGGTGATTGGGTTGAATCGTGTACTGCTCTTGTTGAGCACTACGATGGTAAGTGGGAAATTATTACATGGACCAAGGAAACTGATGATGCTACAGGACAAAATTACAATAATAGTTCCTTGTAAAAACGAGGAAAATTATATTGCGCATTTGCTAATGCATCTGCGCCAGCAAGACATAGGCAATACACGAATTATCATTGCTGACTGCTCCACTGATAACACACGAGAAGTTATCCAAACAATGAAAGGTGATCTTAATGTTGAGGTCATCGATGGTGGTCCAGTTTCTTTCGCAAAGAACAGTGGTGCCAAACTTGCAACAACACCATACCTACTGTTTATAGACAGTGATGTAAGATTTTTTAAAGATACAGTCATAGCTGATTGTGTTGATGTGATTGAAGAAGGACAATTAGATCTTGTTGGGTTGTATGTGAAATGTTATGACAGAGACAAACGAGCACAGATTGGATTCATGTTGTTTAACTTTGTCAATAGTTTGATGCAACATAAAGTGCCTTTCGCAGTTGGTGCTTTTATGCTTACACGAAAAGATAAGTTCGATGAGTATGGTGGCTTCTCTGAAAAATATGGAACCAGTGAAGACTTCTTCCTATCAAAGCAATACGATGTAAACAAATTCAAGCTAGTGAATCACTACTTCGGTCAAGACAGTCGCAGGTTTGAAATCATGGGATACTTCGGTATGGCATGGTACCTTATTAAAAACTTCTGGAACAGAAACAATGAAAGTTATTGGGATAAAGTAGACTATTCAAAATATTGGAAGTGACATGAAAACTATTGCTTTGTTCCTGCGCCACCCAGAGTGCTCCAAGGATTGTGCGTATGCAATGGTGCATGCGTTATCGTCAGAGTATCAGATTAGAATATTTGAAGAGAAGGAACTAGACGATGATAATTTCTTTGACCATATTGATGTTGTTGCTTTTCCTGGTGGTATTGGTGATAGCGACACGTATCCTAATTTCTTCACTAGAAGAAGAGCGAATCGAATCGCCAGATTCTTGGAAAATGGTGGTCACTATCTTGGCATCTGCATGGGTGCTTATTGGGCTGGAGAGCGTTACTTCGATATACTTACTGATGTTGACGCTGTTCAATACATAAAGAGACCAAACGCTGAAGTTAAAAGAAGCTACGGAACAGTGGCTTCAGTCACATGGAAAGATCAACCAGAGAAGATGTATTTCTATGATGGTTGCTCACTGGTCGGTGACGAGAACAAATTTAAAACGATTGCTCGCTATGTGAATGGCGACCCCATGGCAATTATTCAAGGTAGGATTGGTTTGATAGGTTGTCATCCTGAAGCACCACTCTACTGGTACGAGAAGCCATGGCAATACATCAACAAGTATTATACCAATGGCAAACATCATAAACTACTGTTGGATTTTGTGAACGAACTTACGGAGAATCAAAATGAAAAAACTGTTACTGCTTCTACTCATTAGTTCTGCATGTCATGCCGAACCATTTCAATCCACAAAAACTATTGTGTGCGATACCTTACCAGAACTTCTACGCAATTTGCAACCATTCAAAGAAAAGGTCATTTGGGTAGGAAGTCCAGATAATCCAGGTAATATTGGAAGCACGATCAGTTTGATGGAGCACCCAACAAATGGGTCATGGACTCTGATACAATACGACTCAAAGTATGGTTGTGTTTTAGGTACAGGAACTAACGTAAAAAGTTAAATGGAGCGTCTGGCTCCCCTCTGAAAATCGGTCGTTGCGAAAAAACAACGAAAATAACCCTCCAAGTTGGAGGGTTTTTCACATAGGACTTTACAATAAATCAGACTTCGGGTATACTTCTATTATTGAGTTGTGAAAGAGTTGATTATTTATGAACCAAATCTACGAAATTCGTTCTATCTTTAAAGATCCTGTACTTGGCCAAATTGTCAGCTATGGTTCCTATGATACCGAGAAGAAAGCAAGGAAAGCATTGCGGGATCTTTCTACTCGTAACTACGCCAATGCTAATGAGATTCGTTCGCTTGGTTTAGAGTTGATTCAGTACATACCCTTTGCGCTGGATCGCATTTCCGCTTTAGATATGGAGACTGTATAATGAAAATTCGTGCAATTGTGAATGGTGTTTCTTTCTATACCACATCTACTGCTATCAAGCAGCGTCGTGTGGGCGACTTCTCGCTGCAGAACGATGCGTTGAGTTATGTGCTTGAGATGATGGGTAAGCATGATGGTTTCGGTACCACTGTTCGTTACTACGACCACAAGATGGCGCAGCATAAATTTGATATACAGCTGAGCAAAGTATGATAGTCGTTCAAGAAACCACAAAGTGGGACAATCCGAAAGCACCGAACCATGTGTATGTGCTCAGCGATGACAAGCGAACGATGATTGCTTACATCAAAGCAGGTACCAAAGAAGTCAAGAAATTCAGTAAACCACTTCCCTTCTATATCAAGGGTCGCACCTTCAGGAAACTCAAATGAACATAAACGCATTCCTAAACGATCTGGCATCGAACAACTCACGCATCTATAAAACAGAACAGTTGCGTAAGCATGCTGGTGATGAAACACTTCGTGAGGTAGTGCGTCTGGCACTGTGTCCCTTTACGCAATTCTATCAGCGTAAGATCCCAGCATATAACCCAACTCCATCAGCTGCTAGACCACATTCGTTGGAAGGTGCCATTAGTGCATTGTACGAACTTTCTTCACGCAATGTAACTGGTAATGCTGCCATCGAACACCTGCGCATCACCCTCTCCAGTCTCACTGAAGATAACGCAAAAGTTATTGAACGCATCATCGACAAGAGTTTGGATTGTGGTGTTCAGGTATCTACAGCCAATGATGTATGGCCAGGATTGATTAAAGAATATCCAGTTATGCTTTGCTCACCCTATGAGCAGAAACTGGTAGACAAAATTAAATTCCCTGCATATGTGCAGTTGAAAATGGACGGTATGCGATTCAACGCTATCGTTCGTGATGGTAAGGTTGAATTCCGTAGTCGCAATGGTAAGGAGATTCAACTGCTGGGAAATCTAGAAGAAGAATTCAGGCAGATGGCTGGTTCAGTTGATTGCGTGTTCGATGGTGAGTTGATGGTAATGATGGAAGGCGACCATCAGTTTGCAGATCGTCAGACTGGTAATGGTATTCTTAACAAAGCAAACAAGGGCACGATCACACCAGAGCAAGCAGCACTGGTGCATGCCACTGTATGGGACGTAATTCCCTACGTGATGTTCACCGATGGCCACTGTGGCACTCCCTACTCAACTAGGTTTGCTTCGCTGTCTAAATTGCTGGAGAAACGCTATTCACCAAATAAGAAAATTCATCTGGTTTCCAGCGATATTGTTCAGACCATGGATGAAGCCAACGAAAAATTCCAAGAGTATTTGTCTCTTGGCTTGGAAGGTATCATCCTCAAGGATGGTAGTGGTGTATGGGAAGATAAACGTGCAAAACATCAGATAAAATTCAAAGGTGAATTGGAATGTGACCTGAAAATTGTTGCAATCGAAGAAGGTACTGGCAAGTATGCAGGTATGCTAGGTGCTATCGTGTGTGAGTCTGCCGATGGTGTTGTAAAAGTTAATGTAGGAAGTGGATTCAATGATGCGCATCGTAAAAACCTTAAAGAGAAAGATCTTCTGGGCAAGATTGTCGCTGTCAAGTACAATGCTCGTATTAAGAATAAACTTGGAGATGA